CTCCTGAATTGTTCTTAATATATTTTACCGCAGAACCTCTTGACATCATAACATCACCCTCTTTAAAGAATCGACTTGTTTGGTCAATCACGTTTGCAACGTGAGATCTTGATGACGCTCCATTTACTGGTAATGTATCTAAAATTTCTTGAGTATAACCTAAAATGGAATCTTCTCTAAATTCATAATTAGTAGATAGAGAATTTGAATAGGTTGATTGTTCACTATCCCATTCTTTATTATTGGCACCAATTTTGTTTCTAGAATTTTTACCAATCCAAGTTAAATTACCTGTAATTGTGCCGCCTTGTGATATGTTTTTATCTCTCTGAAATAATTCGGCTTGTACTGGGTCAAACATTAAACCCAAATAATAACTACTTCTAACTTGTCTGTCGTTAAAATCTCCCATTGCATATTTGACATCGTTTCCTCTATCATCACCAATGTAAGCGGTACCTCTTGGTGCTTCAACACCTAATATGTTTTTAATACCTTGAGCAACGGTATCAACAAAATTGAATATTTTTGATGAATTTTGTGATCTTGCGGTTGTTGTGTAGTTAGGTGCATATTTTGAATATGATAAATTATCATATAATGCATTCTTTTGACCTTCTCCCAAATATTCAATCATCAAATCTGATGGTTTTCTATCTAATTTTGGTCTTCTTTGTATTCCTATTAATGAACCTAAAGCTCCAGTAATGTCTTGATAGACTTTACCTAATTCAGTTTTAGCTTGTGGTCTAACATTAATTGGGTTTCTTGGATTACTTAAATAATCTCCTGGTATTTCAGACCAAGGAAATTCAACACCCGCAACTGTTTGTAAAAAATCGATTGCTTTACCTGGAAGGGTTTTAGCAACCGTAATCTTATTATTATATTCAACTAACTGTTCTCTACCTGTAATTAAATTAATTGCAGTTGCTGTATTACCATTTAAAGCATCTAAAATTCTTAATCTACCGTTTGTTGCCGCCTCAATGTTTCTATTAATTCTTGAGAAAACTGGACCGTTTTGGTTCCGTCTCATATTCAACGCAGCAAACTTCATTAACTCTGATTCAGTATCATAATTGTCCGTAGACATAATACTAATAAAGTTATAGTTACCTGAGTTAAAGTATGGGTATAATTGTAAATTTGCTCGTCTTGGAAGGGTGTCTAACGTTTCGGTAACAAAGTACTCCAACGGTTTAAATATGTTCGTATTTTGAGTCTGTAATAGGTCTGTTGGTCTATTGTTATCAACTTCAGGTAAATCTAAGTTCGCCATTTCACTTAGAGTTTGTATAGTATACGAATTTTGAGTAAACGTTTGAGGACCGTTAGGTTTATTCAACGTTTTACTTAAGATGTAATCTCTAAATCTTTTTGTAGAATCAAAATCTAAGTAACTTGGCATTATATCGCTTTTCTAATAAATAGAGGTTTATATGAAATATTAAATTTTGAGAGATAGATAGTCGTTCGGGTTCAAAGGTTGTAATTCGTTATTGATTATAATTTGTTGATTCTTATCATATTTTTTACTATCCTCAATCTGTTTATATTCTGCCGCGGTCATTGGTTTATCGGTATTAGTGGACTTATCTTCTTTTGGTGTTTCTTTTGTTTTGTTATCGACTTTTAATGCTTCTTGTTTTTTACTCTCCGCACTCGATTTTACAATCCCAGCCAATCCTTCTTTAGTTTGAAGTGTTGAAATTAATTCTCCCGCCTTATTTCCTTTTTCACCTTTAGTTGCACCTTGTAGGTACTTGTTAGCTTCTTTTATAAGAACATCCGCACTTTCTCCCGCTGGTCTACCTATACTTTTAGCAAATTGAACTTTTAATATTGTTAGTATTTCATTTGTCTTTAAAACCAAATTTTGAGTTTCGGTAAATTGGTCTCTTGCAACTTCCTCAATACTCATTCCTTCTAACTTCTTTTGGTTATCGTTTAATATTTTAACTTGTTCATTTGTTAACTGATCTAACGCAACTGATGTTGCTCCACCAAATTCTTTTGATATTGAAGATACATCTATACTCATTACTCCATCCTTCATTCTTGCAAGGTTAGTGATAAATTCTGTTTGTTTTTCGTCTAATTTTAAACCGTTAGCCATTAACGCTGTTGCTGCAGATGTTCTTTCCGCCGCGGCAACTGCCCCTTTGGTTAAATCTCCTAATGACATACCTAATTCTTGAGCCATTGCTCGTGCTCTTCTTAAATTAACACCAGTAATTTCAAATCTACCTTGTGAATCGTTATATGTTGCTAATGAACCAGCAGCACCAATTAATGCGTCTTGTAATCCTTCAACATTGTTTGTTGCATCATACATCATCTTTAATGGGTCACCAAAATCACCAATCGCACCACCTAAAACTTGTAAATTTGCTGATAATGCAATTGCTCCTTCTGGGTCCATTACTTTTTCCGCAATACTAAACACATCTGACATTTTTATTTTAAATTCAGTTGCTCTTTGAACCATTCTTTCAAGACCTTTAACTCCGTTTTGAAAACCAAACTCATTTAATTTACCAATATTTTCTCTCATATCGGATACGGTTTTTTTACCGTTTAATCCTAATGAAATTGATTTAGTGCCAGCTTCGTTAATTGCCTTTACTGTTTGTTCCGCACCTATACCCACATCTGAGAATGTTGAGAACACTTCAGCCATATCTGATAAATCACCAACAAAAGCTCTTGATGTTTTTGCAGTTTCAGCAACTACTGTTGCGTTTAATGTGGTAAATTTTCCTGTTTTTTCGGCAAGTCCGACCATTAAATCACTTACGTGTTCAAACCCATAACCCATTGAAACTACCCCAGGTAATGCATCAACTATTTGTTCTCTATAATTTTTTGATAAATCACCAGCAACCCCTAATTGAGAGTTGATTTGAGCTCTAAGACCTACTTCCTTTGTTAAAATATCTTGAGCTCCAGTCATAGCCGCTCCTGCTAAATTTTTAATTAAGGCGGATGTTCCGTCAATGATTCCACCATTTTTACCAAAATATTGTTCTAATGTTTCTACTCCCGCACCTAAGAAAGTTTTTAAATCGGTAATATCGGTATCACTACCCATAGTTAACTTACGACTAAAGTCTTGTATTCCACCAACGGCTCCAGCTATTTTACCTCCTGTACTATTTGAACCACCACTGTTTAAATCTGATGATCCTTTACCAGAACCAATATAACCACGTAAAAATGTTTGTTTATCTTTATCGGATATATTTTTATCTAACCCAAGTGCGTATGCATCGGCTTGAGTTGAGTTGTATTTCAACCTACTCGCTTCTTTACCGGCCTTTTCCCAATCAATATTTGCCATACATATAAATAGATTAAGTTGTGGTTTCTAATTCAATTAAATAATTGATATAGTACCTCCTTATGTATATTGGCATAGACATAACATCTCCATAGGAGAACCCTCTTTTAACCAAGAATAAAATCTCGTCTAATTGTCCCTTCTTATATTCCGTAGAAAGGGCGAAAAAACTCCACCCCAAAGCCAATTTCTACATTGACAAGTTCTCCTGACGGGGCGGTTACTGATTTTACTAAATCTAAATTTGGTTTATGTTCTTTTACGAATTTTCTGAAATCTTGGGAATCTTTGATTGGCATCTGTTCAACAAAATTGTGAATGTTCATCAGGTCTCTATTTCCAGCAATAGATTTAATCATCATCTCTAACTGTTTGGTAACAATTGGTGCAACACCAATACCATTCCAACTCTCTTCAATTTTTTCAATTTCTTTAAGTTGTTTTTTAGTTAAAAATTTAAAAGTAATGTCGACATTTGATTTTGGGAAATGGAATTTAAATTCTCCCATTTCATCTGGAGTTAATGTAAAATCTTTAAATGTTATTTCACTTAAATCTACAACTGCTGTGAATTCCTCATCTGTTTTTGGATCTCGTAAATAATATGTATACTCTGGACCAAAAGATGTGTTTCTTAAAAATATAAGAATTGCACTTCTATCTTCATCCGCTAATTCATCTATTTGTAGGTCTTTATCTAATATTTTTCTTTTTAATAACTCCTCAATTACCGTATTGGTTTTAAGTAAGTTTTGAGCGGATAAAATATTTTCATCAGCGGCGGTTAAGTAAGCCACTCGAACTGATTTTTTCTTATTTACGTAATGAATACCCTTAGAAGGAAGTTCAACTACGTCGTATGCGATTGTTGGGTCTATTGCAAATTGTTCCATAGTGTTAATTTACTTAATAACTATGTGAAAGTAAAGTTTTAAAATAAAAAACCAACAACTCGTTAGACAGATTTACTAATTCGGTTGTTGGTTTAATATTATTATGTAGAAAATGGTATTAGTATACTTGAATACATCTATCCATTCTTAATGTACATTGAATTGTTGCGATTGCATCGTTGTTGTAGTCCAAATCACCAAAGTTTAAGTCGGTGATGAACGTACCTTGAAGAATCCACTTTTCAACCACAACTCCTGTTGGGTCTAACATTTCAAGTTCAATATCTTTTTTATATCCTGCAGCATATCCCATTCTACCTGTTACTGATTCTGCGTGTAAACGGAACCATTCCATTAAAGCTTGTGATGCCGAAGGACCGATTGGGTCTTTAAAAGTAACTTGAAGAGCTTCCCAAGTAAATCTACCCGCAACGTAAGTTGAGGTGTTTAAGAAAGGAATCTCAACCGAGTTAATTTTAGCACTTGGTCTTTTAGCTGAAGTAACATACCATTCGTTGATACCCAATGATGAAGGGAATCGAACAATGAATCGGTTAACTCTTTTCGGTTCGTAAGGAACCGGCATTTTCATTAGTAAATCTGCCATTTTGTATTTGTTAAGTTTTTAGTTTATCTTTCATATAAATATAAGCCAAATGGAAAATAATCTTTTTTTGGTTTATTATTGTCTTGGGCTTGATTATGTCAATTATTTTTCGTAGTTTTTTACAACACCACTATAAAAAGCTCTAGAATAAATTACTCAATTAATAAAATATTATTAATAAATACTAGAATATACACTTCTACAGTACTAATATAAATAAAAAAATATAATTGTTATAAAAAATGGTTCCTTGTGGAACATATGCATTTTTAATAAAAAAGGGGTTCCATTTACGGAACCCCTTTCTGTTTTATATCTCCTTTTAGATTAGATATTCTCAAATGAAGCCCCTGTTGGGGTAATTATGAATTCTAAATCAATAAATTCAAGAGAACGAGTAGGTTTAACGTAAATCTTACCTCTCAATGTGTTAGCATCGATATCCTCTGGGTCATTTGAAACCGTTACACGGAATTCATATAAACCTCTTTCCTTTTTAATTGACTCAAGAATTGGGTTAACCAATCTTAAGAATTCGTTTCTAACTTGTTCATCGTTTTGCTCGAACAATAATCTAACCGCT